CCACCTGTCCATTTGAAACATTCACAGATCCATTGGGCTTTGCTGTGTGTGCTCCGATTGGTCCTTGGGATCTCCAGAGATAAGGTGACTTTGTCTTCACTTCATCAACAAATGCTTTTGCTGATTCATCATTGAAGTCTAAGTTCTCCTCATCCAAACCTTGCTGAAGATATGTCTTCAGTTCAGGCTTGCTCATCAAATCATCCAGTGAATAAACATCTCCAGCATACTGAGAGATCTTCTCTTTCACCTTCTGAGATATGACAAACTTCTTTGTCTTCCCTAGTTCCTCTTGGAACTTTAGTTTCTGCTTTCTCTCCAGATCCAATTGCTCTTGAAGGGTTCCAGTCTTTGTGACTCTCTCCTGTTCAATAGCTTCTTTCTCAGCAAGGACAGTCTTGTACTTTTCCTTGTTGGTTTGAGATTCTTCAAGCAGCCTTTTATTGGTTGCCTTCAATCTCTCAAGATCGTTTTCTGGTTCTGGATTGTTTACAACTGTAGTGTTCACTGCAGGTGTGATTGTCTGTTCAGACATTGCTCTCTCCTATTCTCGGATGCTTGATTGCATCCTGTCAACTTTCTCATTTGATTTTAAAACTCACCTTCATCAACTTTCTGACCTTGGCAACATTTGCTCCAACTGCATGGGACAAAGCCTCAGTGATCTTGTTCTGGATTAGTCTTGAGAACTCCTCACCTTCTTTGTTTGGAAGTAGTCTTCTGACTGGAAGCTTCCCCATCCCTTCATTGTGGAATACCCACTTGATGTCACCAGTGTCCAAGGTTCCTTTGTTCTCATCGAACTTCAAAGAATCAAGCATCTTGCCTGATAGTCTCATGGACACAGGACTTCTCTTCTTGCTTCCAAATGTCTTTGCAGCTCTTGCCTTGATCTCTGCTTTCAGCTTAGCATTGTCTCTCTTTGCTTCCTTGCTTGCCCTGTATGTGTTGAGTTCTTTTGCATCCAATGGTTCAACCTTTACAGGCATCCCTGACTTGTAACTGAACCAATATGACTTTCCTAAGATCTGATCAATATAGTTTTGTGAATACTTTTGGAACCTCTTGCCTGCAACTGGAGAGATACCTCTCTCAATCACCTTAGTGATAATCCCAACTATATTAAACAGCTTAAGTTTCTTCCAGAATAGTTTAGTGATCTCTTTGGTGTTTGCCTTGATCATTGCTTCAAGCTGTCCCTTGGCTGCACCCTTGAATGACTTAGCCATTAGTTGTCCTCATCCACATACTCAGAGATGATGCTTGAGATCCCTCTCTGGATATCTGACTTAAGTGATTCACCTTTGGCATCATCAGGAATGAATTGTCTCTTGGGTAGTGTGTCACCAATGTTGTGATTGTAAGCCTTGATTGCTTCATCCTCATCAAAGATCCCAACAACAACTTTGTCCCCGACAACCTTATATGTGAGTGAGTCCAGCATACCTCCTGTGAGGTCTAGGTTTGCCAAGGTGTCACCACCCTTCTCCCTGTCAGCATATGGTGTGCTTAGTGCTTTAAAGTCTCTCTTGCCTGAGACAGGAGACTTCCCTTGACCTACATAGTCCAAGATTGAATCAACAAGGAACTGACCTACATCCTCAAGAGCTGTCTCTCTGTCTTCCTCTGGAACATTCTCCAGATCAAACTCTAGTTCAAATGAGACTTCATCTTTACTTAGTGGCATCTTCCTCTTCTTCCTCATCCTTCTTTGGTTGAGTATTCATGAATGGATTTGCTTTTGGTTCTGGTGATTCAACTGACTTCTCTGGAGGCATCATGCCTCTTGCTTGTTCCTCAGGTATACCGAATGAAGTGATGAGGATGTTTGCTCCAGCTTCAGCTGTAAGCTCACCAATTCCAACCTTTCCTGCAACTTCAACAATGGCTGAAACCTGCGCTCCATTGAACACCTTAGATGGATCAGTGAACTGACTAGCCATTTCAACCTTGGCTGTCTGGATATCCATAAGCTTCTGTCTTGCTTCATCTGGTGAAAGGTTTGGATCATACATCTGAACCAGTTCCCAATCAGACCATATGCCAAGATCTTTCATGAGCTTTAAGTTCTCAAGCTTCTCTCTGTCTGAGAGCATGACTCTTGGTTTCTTGTAGATGATCTGGAAGTTCTTAGCCGGATCATTGAGTGGAAGAGATCCATCACCAGAAACATTCTTCAGCTGTGTAGCTACAATCTTGTAAAGCTTCTCTTCAACTCTTGCATACAGCTCTTGGTTCTCTTCTATGATTTGCTGTACATCAGCTTGAGCAAGTAGTCTGTCAAAGCCCGATGTGAACTCTTCAGTTGGCTTGAGGACTGAACTTGAAGATATACCTTGCTCATCCATAATGGTGGATAAGTAGGTTGTTATTGCTTCTCTGTGCCCACTCATGTTTGGTTGAGGGGAGATGAAGTTGATATCAGTTGGCTTATCCTCAGGTCTTGATGACTGAGGAACTTCAATGGCTGTGTAAAGGGATTGAGATGACACAGAGATCTTTTGCTTCTCAGGTCTAGTTATCTTTAAGACACCCACTTGCATGTTTGCACTTGTAAGATACACACTCATCAAGGCATTAAACTCAACTGTCTGAGTAGGTAGTGGGCTTGGGTTGGGATAGTTTGCATCAAAGTCCATTGGGACATATACAAAAGGGATAATCCCATAGGGGTTCTTCCCACTCTCATTCCCTTCTATTGGAACAATACTAATCGTCTTCTTTCTGTCCTTGCCTTTGACATGGACCATGATGTGTTGTTCATCAGTCCAAAAAGCATATTGTCTTTCTTCGGTGTTCTCATCAGCTCTTCCAACCTCAGCAATCTTTGAATCAACACCGTCACCACCATTCATCACTGATTTGGATGGATAAGATATGATCACACATTGAACCTGACCATCATCATCTTTTATGACATCAAACTCATATGGTGCAAGGGCATAGAACTTCCAGAAGTTTTTTGCCTTAGCACTTGGACCAACTTCTCTGTCCATCATACAAGCAATCATTCCATACTTGTTTTCATTGTAGACGATATCAAGTTGGTTCATTGCTTGGTTTAGGTTGTATCTCTTGGTGATCTCATTGTACATCTCAGAAGACTTCTCCATGTCTTGGATCTTTCTGATTGGACTTTCTTTGTATGCCTTGGATTTCTTATTGATGACTTTGTTCAGTATAGAGTAGTCACTGATTGAATACATGGGATAAGTCTTGGGATACATCTCTTTGATTCTCAGTTCAACAAATGGTCTAAGGTCTCCAGTCCTGACTCTCTCTGAGTTCCATGACCTTCTCTTCCTGATGATGTTTGAACCAGACTCAATCTCTTCAATTGTCTTGCTGATTGTTTCCATGTCTAAAATAAGTGGTTTCATTGATTCTCCTATTGTCCTGAAAATGTTCGCATAGTGTTTATGAGATGACTACTGGTGCAATCTCTTCTGAGATCATTTTGTTTCTACAAACCCAATAGCCAATAGATGTTGTGATATCCTGTTCCTTTAAGCTTTGGTCCTCGATCAGCTTTGCACCCTCTTTGTATTGAACCAGCCTAAAACCTTTGCAGGCTTGCTTTGCTTCCTTGTAAAGATAGATAAAGCTTTCACCCAAGGCATTCTTGAAGAGTCCATTCATGGTGTTATGTCTTTGCTTGATCGGTGGATTGGAAACTCCAACCTCAATGTCATAGTTCAATTGGGTTCCACCTTTGGGTTTGTAGTTGGCAAGGAACCCTTCAATCAACTCCCAATCAGACTTATTTGATCGGGTGTCTTGGTGTCTTCCAGTGGCATCTCCAAATGCTCTGACCAAGGTGAATGGAAGATCCAGCAAACCATCAGCAGCAATCTCATCCATCATATCCAGTGTCCTCATACCTTGTATGATGTAGGTCTTTGCCACATGATACTTTCCACCAATGACCTGACCAACACCAACTGACATTGGCTTTCCTGCCTTGGAGTTGTTGAAGTCAAACATCAGGTCCAGTGGATATCTGAAGTCCCACTTGTATTCTTTGTCTATGTAGTTATTCTCATCTGTATAGGCATAGTAGATCCTCTCAGTGTCCAGCTCCACCCACTCACCATAGATCATTCTCCTTGCAAGCTTCTCTGGTAGATCTCTTTTGAGTGAGTCCACGTACCACTTGGGGATGAATGGGTTCTGTTCAGTTCGCGAGTAGAACACTTTCCTTGTATCTGATTGGTTCTCAATAAAGTATTGATGAGCAGGGTGATGAGGTGAGTCAGGGTTGGTGAGTCCAAGTACAACATACTCAGTTGCCTTTGCTCTCCCTACTCGCATCCTTATCTCCTCATAGAACTTAAGCTCATCATTCTCAGTCAACTCCTCAATCACTGCCATGGATAAGGCATATGATCTAAACTTGTCATAGTTCCCATCATCCCAAGAGACACCAAAGATGGTTGCTCCCCAAGGTAGTCTGATGGTCATCTCTGATTTGTTCCAGAACTGTCTGAGGAATGGATCATGCTGAAGCATCATGTCCCAAGTAGTGTTCTTGAGATCCTTCAATGTTCTTCTCCCAAGTAGGACAGCACCTTTTGGATTGAGTCTCACATGTGTTGAGATAAGATGACAGGCAAGAAGACTCTTTGCTGAACCAACTGATCCTGACAGTAAGACCTCTAGTGGTCCAAGACCATAGTTGTGTTCTTGTCTAATGGCTGAGATGACATCTATCTGATACGGAATTTTGTAAGGATCGAACTCGGTCAGTGTGGGAATACTCCCATGAGACTCAGTGGTTGCTGTCATTCATCATACTTCCTATCAACCAACCCTGAGTGATTGAATCAATGAATGCTGCAAAGTCTATCCCATCAATGAGTCCCTTCTCTTTGAGGTGAAGGAACAGCACTGGTGCTGCACTGGTGACATGATGCACATCAAGGACTGGACCATACTTCTGATGGAGCACTGAAAGGATCTCTTCTTTTATGATGTCTCTTCTACTTCTCTTCAATGACTATCCTCTCCACAGTCTTCTCACTGTAGCCAACTGACAAAAGGAACTCTTTGAAAACCTCAATCATAGTTGAAAGATCCTCAGCAAAGAAGCTTATATCAACTGTGGTCTTGTCAAAATCATTATCCTTATCTGGTGTCTTGATGAATTTGTAGTTGCTCATTTAAGTCCCTTGACTTGAGAGTAGTCTCTGATCTTTCCGTTCATGATCCCGTCAATGATCTTGGTTGCTGATTCATCACTAATGTTTTGGGTAAGCTTCACTAGTACATGTTTGTCCACATCATTCTCTTTTGCCTTGGCTCTGATGTTTGATGGGATGGTGGAGATGGCAAGCATACGGTTTATCTCTGTCTTAGATATTCCAAAAACTACAGCAAGCTTTCTCTCTGGTGCTCCAGTTGAGTCTTGGAAGATCCTGATGATTGAACACTTTCCCAACCAGTGGACATCATCCCAATCCATCCTGATAAGTTTGTTATGTCCAAGCTTAGTTGCCTCATCTCTATTGTTGATCAGAGCTAAGTTCATCAAGGCATCATCAAGGATCTCTTCAGCTAGTCTCATCATTGATCTCTTTTGTTGGTGCTGTATAGTCAGCTCTGCAAGTGTTGATGCTTCAATGATATCAATCAAACCATTGACTCAAGCTTGGTCAGTCTAGTCTTAAGATAAGCAATCTCTTTCTTCATCCAATCTGATTGTCTAATCGGATCATCTTTGATTGGTGCTCTCTTATGTGCTCTCTGATATGAGTGAAGGTTCCCATGGGAGAATGAATAGTGACAGCATAGACAGTAGACTCTGCTACCATGTGCAGCCTGTGCCATTTTGTTCTGATCTTGGTTTCCACATTCTGGACAGTTCATTCTTCTTTAACCTTTGTTGGGAGACTATATGCCAACTTAATAGTCTCATGTGTCTTATCATCAAATGAGTTCTTGATCTCTTTCTTCATATCTAAGTGGTGCTCTGATAGGTGGATAAGCATCTTGTCTGACCCCTTCCTTGCCTTATCAAACATCATCCTTCTAAGTGACATCTTTCCCACACCTTGGAATTG